CTGAAAGCTGAGTACTCGCTCGAACTCGCACAAGACCTGAAGGCAATTCACGGTCTGAATGCAGAAGCTGAGCTTGCTAACATCCTCAGCACTGAGATCCTCGCTGAAATCAACCGCGAAGTTATCCGTACCATCTATAACGTTGCTGAGTCTGGTGCTCAAGCAAACGTTGCTACCGCTGGTACTTTCGACCTCGACGTTGACTCCAACGGTCGTTGGTCGGTTGAGAAGTTCAAGGGTCTGATCTTCCAGATCGAGCGTGACGCAAACGCTATCGCCCAGAGAACTCGTCGTGGCAAGGGTAACATGATCCTCTGCTCTGCTGACGTTGCTTCGGCACTCACCATGGCAGGTGTTCTTGATTACACCCCCGCACTCAACGCTAACCTCAACGTTGATGACACTGGTAACACCTTCGCTGGTGTTCTGCAAGGTAAGTATCGTGTTTATATCGATCCTTATGCTGCAAACGTATCTGCTAACCAGTACTACGTTGTTGGTTATAAGGGTTCTTCCCCTTATGATGCTGGTCTGTTCTACTGCCCATATGTACCTCTCCAGATGGTACGTGCGGTTGGTCAAGACACCTTCCAGCCTAAGATCGGATTCAAGACTCGTTACGGAATTGTTGCTAACCCATTCTCGCAGGGTACTAGCGCAATCACCGGTGCTGGTCTTGATCGTAACGCAAACCGTTACTACAGAAGAGTCAAGGTTACCAACCTTATGTGATTTCGATTCACATATCTATCAGACCCCCGAAAGGGGGTCTTTTTTTATCTAAATAAAAATAAAACTAGTAGTAACAATGAAACCAACTCCAAAACAATCGCAAGAAATTCATAAGAACTACGAAAGAGTTGTTGAGCATCTAATTAATGAAGGTTATGCAGAAGACAAAGATTCTGCTGACAGCATTATTTCCGGTATGAGTGAGGCATGGTTCAATCTAATTATCGCAGACTGATAAGTGAAAACTTTTAAAGAGTTTATAAATGAGGCACTTCCTTTTGGTGCAATAGTATCAACCAGTTCTTATGGACCTGGATTATACGGCAATCCAACTGCTTCTGGGCAAAAATTAACACCAGGTACTCGTGGTGTTGCACATAAAAAGTTGCCACTAGGAAGTCAAGTTAAAATTACCGATCCAAGAACTGGTAGATCAATTACTGCACCAGTTATTGATAGGGGACCCTATCACGGAAACCGCCAATATGATTTAACAACACAAACAACAAAAGATCTTGGATATAAAGATTATAAAGATTTTGGTGTTAGAAACTTAGATGTTACACCAGTGACAAAAGAAAAACCAAAACCAAAAATTCCAGATCTGGGTGTGAAGGTTGATATGAGTATTCCCAAAATAATTCCAACTAAGAAGAAATAATGTCTAATTGCAATTTTCCTGGTCAAATTTCAAATAGAAATTTTCTAACAACTGTTGGATTTAAATTTACTTTGGCAAAGTATCCCCAAGTAGATTTTTTCGCCAATAGTGCTAGAATACCAGAGATTTCTCTTGCAACTACAATACAACCTTCATATTTGAAGGACATTGATGTACCAGGTGAGAAATTAACCTATGGAGATTTGACTCTTAGGTTTATTGTTGATGAGAATATGGAAAATTATATTGCTGTTTATAATTGGTTAACTGGACTTGGATTTCCAGAAACTACTCAGCAGTTTAAAAATTTGACAACAGATGATGCAGGTCAAAGAGATATGTTGGAAGCATTTAGTGATGGTACTCTAAGAGTTTTAAATAGTAACTACAAAGAGGTTGCAAAAGTTAAGTTTTTAGATTTATTCCCAACATCATTAAGTTCTCTTGATTTTGATGCCACACCAACTGACATCCAGTACTTTACAGCACAGGCATCTTTCAAGTATACTGTATACACTATAACTAGTTCGATTAAATGAATCTTGATGAAATTCAGGAGATGTGGCAGAGAGATTCTGTCATTGATCCTGATAATTTACACGATGAGTCTTTAAAAATTCCTCAACTTCACTCCAAGTATTATACCATTTATAATACAATCACTTTGTTGCGAGAAAAAGCAAGAGAGACTTACAATAGAGTTAAACTTGAAAGGTATAACTACTACACTGGAAAGGCACCCATAGAGGTTTATGAAGAAGAACCGTTCCCATATAAAGTTCGGGACAAAGAGGCATTGCAGAGGCATATGGATGGCGATGAGAAGTTAAGTAAAGTAGAACTCAAAATAAGATACTATGACATTATGTTGAAGTTCTTAGAAGAAGTTATTAAGACTATTTCTAATCGAACATTTCAAATCAAAAATGCGATTGAATTTATGAGATTTCAGTCTGGATATGGAGGTCCTTAATATTATAAATACTTAATAATGCGATAGATGATATGTATTCCGTATATTGGATAAGATATAAAGAACATATAGATCCACACAATGAAGGTTACATTGGAATATCTAAGGACCCTTTAACAAGGTTTAAAGAACACAAAAATTCCAGAGACAATAATAAAGTAAGAGGTGCTATAAAAAATGGTGCTAATATTGAAATTATTAAAAATAATTTATCTTTATTAGAAGCACTAGAGTTAGAAAAATTTTATAGACCAAATGAGTTAATCGGGTGGAATTTTTGTCAGGGAGGACAACTTCCACCAAATAAAAAAGGATACAAATATAAAGAGGGAAAACAAGTTCTTATAGGCGAAAATAGAACAGATTCTCAAAAAGAATCTTCTAAAAAACATAGTGAAAGAATGAAAGGTAATATTCCTTGGAATAAAGGCAAAACTGGATTTAAAGGTCCAGTAAAATCCTGCGTTTATAAGGGTATTGAATTCATTTCAAGAAAAGAAGCAGCATCTTATTTTGGAGTTTCTATTAGTGCTGTTACTTTATGGGTAAAAAAACATTCTAACTGAGAGGCAGAAATGCCTCTTTTTTATTACCAATAAATATTTTTGTATTGATATGAACGTATGTCACATTTGGTTATATCTAAAAAGAATGAGGTATATCTTCAGGTAAAGGCAGAACCACACGTCTATTATGAACTTGCGGATCAGTTCACATTTGACGTACCAGGTGCCAAGTTTATGCCGCAGTTTCGTAACAGACACTGGGATGGAAAAATACGATTATTCAATACTCAAACTGGTGAGATCTATATTGGTCTTTTAGATAAACTCACTCGTTTCTGTGAAAATCACGAATACACTTATGAGTTTGTAAACAATAAGTTTTATGGTCTTCCATTTGAAGTCAATGAAATGATTTCAAAGGAAGGCGTAAAGGACTATATGACTTCTATTTGCAAGTATGCTCCCCGTGAGTACCAAGTTGAGGGAGTATACGACGCTTTAAAACATAATCGAAAGTTGTTGATATCTCCAACTGCCTCTGGAAAGTCGTTGATGATATATTCGATTGTCCGATATTACGTTGAGAAAGGGCAAAATACGTTGATAGTCGTTCCAACGACATCCCTTGTAGAACAGATGTATAAAGACTTTGCAGATTATGGGTGGGATGTGGGTTCATTTTGCCACAAGATCTATGCTGGAAAAGAAAGAGAAACGGACTCTCAGGTGATCATTACGACCTGGCAGTCCATCTACAAACTTCCCCGACAATATTTCTCACGATTTAATGTGGTCGTTGGAGATGAAGCACACCAGTTTAAATCAAAGTCATTAGTATCTATAATGACAAAACTTTCTGATGCAAAATATCGTTTTGGATTTACAGGAACGCTTGATGGTACACAGACACATAAGTGGGTTCTAGAAGGATTATTTGGTCCTTCATACAAAATCATCAGAACAGAAGAACTGATGCAGAAGGGACATGTTGCCAAACTGGATATTAATATTCTTCTATTGAAACACCCACCGAATAAGTTTGAGACTTTTGAGGATGAAGTTCAATACATCATCAATCACGATAAACGTAACAAGTTTATTCGCAATCTTGCCTTAGATCTTAAAGGTAATACTTTAATTCTATTTTCCAGAGTCGAAGGTCATGGACAACCTTTATACGATCTC